CAGGCCCCATTGTGCGGCTGCGGCGGCGGCGATCCAGCCACGCACGGCACCAACAATGGACAGGGTTGCCATTGCGGCCGCATAGCCGGCCACAGCGCCCGTCAGCGGCAGGAGCCACGCCGAGTTGTCCTGCATCCACTGGCCCATGTTGCGGAAGCCAGGAATGACCGTCGTGTTGATGTATTCAAACAGACTCGTCAGCACAGGCAGGAACGCCGTGCCGATAGTGTCTTTCAGGTTGCCCCACTGCGCGTTCATGCGCTGCTGCTGGCCCGCGAAAGTTCCAGCTTCCTTAGCGAAGTTGCCGTGCGCGTCCGTCGTCTGCTTCATAATCAAAGACATTGCCGCAGCTTGTCTTTGTTCATTTGTTAATGATTTTCCAACATCATCAAATCCAAGGGCAGCCGCTTCGGCCTTTAAAGTGGCGTCATTAAGGCTGACGCCGTACTTTTCGATGGGATCATTTTCCCCTTTAAGAGCGGAGCTGACACTCTCGATGGCCTCTTTTGTTGTGCCACCAAACATTGACGCCATATCGGCGCCCATCTCAATTAGAGATTTAGTTTTTGGCGCCAAATCTTCCATCGCCGTGCCGCCGTTTTTCAACTGCGAACCAATCAACGTGCCCAGCTCGTTAAACTCGTTAGCCGTCAAACCCACGTCAGTCGCGGCGGACTTAGACCACTGCTGCATCTGACCGGAAGAGCCCTTGAACACCGCATCAATAGCACCGACTGACTGTTCCAGGTCGCCCGCGCCCTTGATAGCCGAGCCGAAGAAGTCGCCCACGGCGCTGGCCGTAAAGACCGCAGCGAGTGCCCCAGCTGCACCCTTGAAAGCGTTAGAGAAGCCCTTGCCGGACTTCTCGCCCGTCTTCTGCGCTTCCTTCTCAACGCCACCCAACTCCTTCGAGATGGCCGCGCCCACACCCTTCATCCGGGGCATGATGCTCACGTAAGCGGACGCTAATTCGACGCCTGATGCCATTGCGGGGGCCTCCTTAAAAACAGAAGGCCACCCGCAGGCAGCCCTATTTAGTTAGATGTTTACGGCGGAACGCCTCAGCCTTCGACACGGCAACAGACTGCTTCTCGGCAACCTCGCCCAACCCCTTGGGGTACTCTGGCATCTGCGGGGCCTTACCCTTGCCGCCAGCCATGTTGTAATTCAGCATCGCTATCGCGTGCGTCGTATTCCACTCAGCCTCAACCTCGCCCGAAATGGCCGCAGAGCCGCCCACCATCTGCCAAGTCATGGCACCACGCGGCAGGTTCATCACCAGCACGCACAACCTGCGCACCGTCAACGTCCGCCGGTACACGTCCGCAAGATCAACCTGATAAAACCGCTGCAGGTCCGCCTCAACGGCGTCACCATACTTGCTGAGGAGGTGGGCGACCGGGGTTAGTTTCCCCGCTTCACGGCCTTCAGTGCATGATCCAGGAACTCGGATGCGCCCGACGCTGTGACGCGCCCGGACTCGTTGCGCTCATTATCCTTATAGGACTGCCACTGCTCGGCACCGAGGATAAGCCGGAGAGCGCCAACAAAATTCTCGTCGGTGAAGTATTCGAGAACTTCAACGTCGTCCATGTTCTCGGGGGAAATGACGTAATCGTGCCCGTTCCATTCGACAGTGACGGGCTGGGGGCCTTCCACGTCCTCCTTAGCGGGGGCGTGGTCAGCGGGCTTCTTAGCGCCAGCAGGGATAGTGGTCTTCTTCGTGGGTGCAGCCATGGCGGGATCCTTCTTTCTAAGTAATGGGTGGCGGTTTCCTTATCTTGTGAGGGTGGGCAAGGCAAGGAACCCGCCACAGGAAGCCTTGCCCACCCGGTCAAATTAGACGGCGGCAGTGAACGCCGGGGCGTCCGTCAGGATGAACGAATCACCCAGGATGTCGAGCGTCAGTTCGTAAACCGTCATGCCGGTGTTGGTGTGCGCCAGTTCGCCACGCCCGGTCACTTCGACCTTCTCGCAGCACAGCAACTTGGTCACGCCGCCATCAACGAACTTGAACACTGCGGCGCGGGCAACCGAGCCGATACCTTCCGGCAGGTCAACGCGGGCCACAGCGGTTTCGCCGGTCCCGGTGACGGTCGGCGCACCATGCCCGTAATACAGTTCCGTGACGCCGGGAGTCTCCTCAAGCGCCTGGATCGTGATGGTCTTCTCAGTCCCGGTGACCTTCGTGCGGAGAGTAGCCCCGCCCTGCCAGCCACGGAACTTCTCAACATCAGTCGAGACAGACAGTGAAACGCCGTCCTCGGACAGCCAGCCGATAGCCGCGAACGGGGCAATCGGATCGGCCACAGTCGTGGGCAGTGTGGAACCTACGGGCGCAAAAAAGACCTCGGAATCAAGGTCACCATATACGCGGATGTTGTCGCTATTACCAGCCAAGGTCAGACTCCTTCGTTATCGTCGGCGTCGGATTGTCCAACGCTCGCCTCGGTTTCGCCCTCAGCCTTGGCTTGGGCAGGTTCCGGGTCGGCCTTACGCGCCTTGCCCCGGAAGATCAGGTGCCGTGCATCGTTGTCGTTGATTTCGGCGGTCGTCCCGGCGTTGTACTTCCTGCCGCCGGGGGTGGTGTACTCATTGGCAAAGGTGACTCTCAAGCCGTTACTCCTCTGATTCGGAACTCCGCAGTGAACACGTAGCGGTGATGGGTGCTGTCAGGGTCGGGAAGGTTCGCCAAACCGCCAACCTCGCCCACCCGTTTCACATTCGCCTCAATGCCCGTGCGCTCAGCAAACAAACCGCGCAAACGTTCACCGAGGGCGCGTGCGGATCCTTGGGTTGAACCCCATGCTTCAACGTCCACCAGCGCGTTCTCAGTGACCGGATTGAACCGTGCCCCACCCGTCCGCCAAACCGTGGCGAACTGCGCCGGCAACGTCGTCGGAACCTTCGTGGAAGCCGTGATGCCCTCAGCCTTCAAGAAACGCACCAGTGTCGCCTCAATGTCAGGAAACTGGATCACCCGCCACCCCCAACCACACGCCCGAAAGCACGGGAAAGAGTGCGATGCTTAGCTTCCTCACGGCGAGACTCATAATCTGTGGTCTGCACGTAAACGCGGGCAACCCAGCGGTGAGCCTTCGAATCAACCTCGAACCCCGGCCCGGCCTCGGACTTGATTTTCTTGCCGTGGCGGACCAGTTCGGCCTCAACTTCCTCAGACCGCATGATCTTGTTTACGGCCTTCAGGTTCAGCTTCACTCTCGGATTAGCCATGTCAGCCCTCCACCAGCCTCAGCGTCACAACAGCGCCAGGAGTGCGGCCAGTAAACGGGGAACGCCAACGCCTAGGCCGACCCTCCACCTCATACGTCACACCCTCCACGCGCACCCGATCACGCGGCCCAATCACAGCCTCAAACGGGATATACAACGTCGGCTCCACAATCACCCGGTCATGACCCTGCAACCGCGGCTCACTACTCGAACCAGGATCAAACGCGCAACCCTGCAACTCAGTGAACGAAGCCGACCATGATTCGGTCACGTTGCCGTAATCATCCTCAGCGTCACCAATAAACGAATACACAAACGCCGAGACGCCAGCCGGATGACGATGAGAGAGTGAAGGGCCAAGGAGGTGGCCTGCGTAAATGCTCATAGCCACGCCTCTGGTTCATAGAACGGGCTATACGGCGACGTGGAAGGCATGAGATCCACGCTGAAAGCACGCTGCCCAGCGCGAACGCCGGCCAGCAGCGACAGCTCATCAGCGGTCAGATGCAAACCACCCGGCTGATCCCCGCCAAACGTGACATTCTCACTGAATGGACCCGTGCCAACCGAAGTCGAGCGACGGCCCTCCGGGTTCCGAAAAACCCGAGTGACCGCCGCAACAACAACATCCCGAACCGTGTCAACAAGCTCAGTAGTGGGCGTCACAGCTTCGGCTTCCGCATCAATCCGCGCCTGCAAGTCAGGAACCTGCCGGCGGATCAACCTTTCAGCGCGGGCTATCCATGTATCAACAACAGCCGCATCATCAGGTGCGCCCTCGCCAATCCAAGAGCCAGTTACATCGGTCGCGGAAGTCCAAGCCATGACTGCCCCTAACTACGCTTACGCTGTCGTCCCCTACGCGGGGCCGGGGCCTCAGCATCAGTTGCCTCGACCGCTTCCGGTTCCTGCTCATTGAAACCGGCAGCCCGAAACCTGTCAGTGAGCGCATCAGGCACATCAACAGGCTTCGGGCTGTACGGGCTAACCATGATCGGCATTACGGTGCGGTGGTGCCGCCGGTCAGCTTCACGAAGTGGGCACCATCGCGGACGATGAAGCCAACCTCGACCTCAGCCAGGATGGCGAACATGTTCCGCTGCCACAGGTTCAACTGCGTGCCGTTCTTGTTCACGGTCGCGGTGTCGGAAACCTTCACCGAGATGTCCTGCACGACGCCGACGATGGCCGAGTTAGCGAAGTCGCCAGCGAAACCGATGGTGTCAGCAGCCGGGTCGGTCGGGTTGTTGTACACAGCGCGGGACTTCAGAACCTGCCGGCCAAACAGCGAACCGATAGCACCAGTGGAAGCCTGCACGTCACGCAGAAGCGCGAAGTTGCCTGCAGTGTCCTTCGCTGTCATCACAAGGCCCTCAGCCTGCGGGGACAGCAGCCAGTGGCTCAGATCGCCGCCAGCAGCGCCAACAGCGGACAGTGCGCCCACCAGATCGCCCACAGTGTCAGTCGCATCAACAGCAACAGTGGCGGAACCGGACAGCACATCGAAGTTCGAGCCCGGCGCGGTGCCATGCAGCACGGTCTGGTCGAACTTGCGTCCCAGTGCGGCCGGGAGCCGGCGGGCCAGTTCGGCATATAGTGCCGGGAGGTCGCGGCGGAACTCCTCAGAGAACGTCTCGATGACGGCCAGCTTGTAGCCGGTCATCGACTTGTTCGAGAGGCCAACGTCAGACACGGGCTTCTCATCAGTCTCAGCAACCCAGTCAGCCTCGGCATCGCCGGTGATGATGGGGATAGTCAGGCCAGCGCCCGGAAGGTTGATCCGGCGAGCAGCCCGCATAACAACGGACTCCTCAACTGCGGTGCTCCAGATCTCAGTAGAGATCTCCTTGGGCAGCAGCGCGCCAACATTGGCGGAAGTGCGGTTCAGGTCGATGCCTGCCATGTTTGCTCCTAAGAAAGTTGCCCGCCCATGAATGCGGCGAACTGGTCAGCCGTAGACCCGGAGGCCTTGGCACCATTCACGCGATTCAGGGCAGAAGATGACGGGGCTTGCTTCTGCTCGCCCCGGAATTCGATAAGCGCATCAGCGGCGGCTTCAAGTTCTTCCTGTGTGCTGCCCGTAAGCAGGGAAACAGGGACGCCCTTAGCGGCGGCAACCTCAGCCTTCAAAGCCTTAGCCTCCAGTTCAGCGGCGCGCTTCTCAGCGGCAGCCAAACGTTCGGCAGTCTTCTCAGCCTCAGTCTTGTTCGCTTCTTCAATCTCGGCGAGACGCTTTGCCGCGTCATCGTTTGCCTTTGCGGCGGCGAGATTTTCTTTCGCCCGTTGCTCCCACTTCCTGGCCTGCGACTTCCAATCGGTCCCCTCTTCAGTGGGCTCGACGGCGGGCGCTTCCTCGGTAGTTGCAGCTTCAGGCTGTGCCGATTCACTCATCATTTACTCCCATGCGGGTTTCCCTAGCCGTGCGGCATCGGTGTGGATTTACTTGAAGGTGCCCATGCGGGCATAAACCCCACCGAAAGACGGCGGGAATTCTAATTAGTCACGCCAAACAATTGCTGGCGTGCAGTCGCATTTACCGTGGAACTTCGTGATGTCGGAGCCGGGCGCAACCTCGTCGCCGTAAACTTCGCCCCACTCAGCAGTAGAAATGCACCAGTCGCAGGTGTCGGCGCCAGTGGGAACACGACGCCACAACGCCCGCCCAGGATCCTTCGCCGCGTTCTCGATGATCGTGTCCCGGCCGGCTTTCTTGACCAGTTCATCCGAGACAAGTTCAAGATTCGCGTACGCCTGCGACGGGTCAGCCTTGTCGCCCAGGAACAGCGGGCCGATAGCCCACCGCGCCTTAGCGTTCGCCTGCTCCATGTCAACGGATTCAGCCATGACCGTGCGGAACCGCTTAGCTGTGGGTGCTTCACCGCGCAACTCGTCGTAGTAATCGACCGCCAGCAGTGCGGCAGTCGAACCATAGGTGGCAATCAGGTCAGGGAAGAACTCTTCAAGCGCGGCGCGGACCATCCGGCCCTCCGAATGATCCAACGCCCGCCAAAACGCCAACAAGTCACGCCACGCAAGATCAACCAGTGCTTTATTCGCCTGCCTGAACCGCTCCACCTGCGCCTGCGTCGCCACCAGTCACCCCTGCCTCGCCGTTAGCCTGCCGAGCCGCCGCCACAAGCTGCGTCAGCCTGTCAGAAGCCTGTGAGCGGCGCCGGTCAGCCCTCAAACGGTCAATGGTCATCTGGTCGAACCCAAGCTGCTCCAACGTCACATCCGAATCAGGGGGCAGTACGCCGGCCTGAACCATCTTGAATGTGAAGTCACCCGCCGCGGCCTTCGACTCATACATGGCAGAACGCCACTTCGACTGAAGGAACACAGAATCTTCCTGCGGGACACCCGACGCAATCTCCACAGCCATACGAACCGCGCTAACCCACGCCGCACCGAACTCCTCATGCGCCGCCTCAGCATCCGCAGCCAACTCCAGGTACTTCGCCTTAATGGCCTCCTCGGAATCCGGCTGCTCACCCAGAAGGCCCAGCGTGTGCGTCGGCAACGAAGTCTCGCCGGAGAACTTCGCCGCGATCATGCGGAACATGTCAGTGTGCGGCTGCATCGTCATCTGCTGGAACTGGCCAACAGTAGGAACGTCGCCCGTCTCCTCATCCCGGCCCATCGCCAGCACGCGGCCAGTCACCGCGGACCACGCATCAACAGCGCGCCCATCAGCACCAACAAACGCCTGCTCATCAGCGCCCAGAATGTACCGTTGCGGCGAAGAGTAGAACTCGGCCGAGATCTCCATGCGTAGGCTCGTGCGGATAGCCTCGTCAGTAATCTTCATGACGCCCTGAGTGATCCGCGAACGCCCAAACGGGTACTCCGGCGAAGCATCATAAGCCAGCATCACAACGGGGCAGCGGCCCAGCGTGCGCGACTCCTCAACCACCCACGAACCATCAACGCGGCGACAAGTCAACACACGCTCATCCGTGAACAAGATGAACTCAGTCACCTGCCCGTTATCCTCGCCAGTAATCGTGATAGCCGACTTCACCCGGCGCTGATTCGCGTCATAAAACGCCGTCGTATTCAGCGGCGACAAAGCGCGGATAACCACATCCGGTTCACCCGCGCCGCCAGCCAACACAGTCACGAACGACACACCATAAGTCAGCGCCGACATGTGCGCGTGATGCGCCTCCCGGCCCAAACGGTTCTCAGCCCAAATCCGATCCACACCCAGATCAGCAGCCGAACCATCCGACAACGTAAACCCATCAAGCCGGATCCGAGACGCCAACGCCTTCACAGCCTTATACGGCCACCCCAACGCAGTCTCAAAATTCGCCAACTGCGGCGGAATAGCAATACCCAACTGCCGAACCCGCTGCTTCGCCTCAAAATACTCGCGCCGCGTCCGATTAATAGCCGAATGCTCCGCAAGCTGCGCCATCAAATCACTGACAAGCTTCTGATCCTCAACAGACAACCCAGGAATGGTAGGAGAAATCACAACACCACCACCTTTGAGCCTCTATTGCCGCTTGTCTTTCGGTATTTACCATAATTGAGAACAATGCCACGCCCCATGCGTGCGCCAATCATGCAAACCGCAAGGTCTACGAGCTGGCCGG